CGTGTTTCACGGTCAGTGCAGTGACTACACCACCTGACATCGTTGCTGCGATACAAGCATATTCGGGAAGTTCGGAAACAGTGTCGATCTGGGCGGTGATGTCGCCGCGATAATTGCCGCTGATTTCGCAGCGGTCGAAGATCAGGTCGCCAATCGTGTTCTTGAACTGAATGCAGGGATTGCTGGCGTTGGAGGTCGAGGACCATGCCGAACTTACCAGATGCAGCTGTTGCAGCGTGATCTTCGCCGCGCCGTCGAACACTAGCTGATCGAAGCTCGCTGGACTGGACGGATTGCGCGGCAGCAGGAGAATGGGTGAGGCGTTGCCCGTGAACGAAAGCGTTCTTCCTGTTCCGAACGCACCATCCATGACGACTATTTTACCTGACAGCGTTGCTCCGGACATCGCAGCAAAGGTGGCGAAGCTGATCGCGGAATGACCGTCCGCCATGTTCGCGCCGGTCGGGGTAACGAAGAAGTCTCCTGTGTTTAATACAGTGGTGGTATTAGGTTTTAACCTTGCAAAATGTCCAAACCCGCGACCACCGTAATGTATTGACATCAATATCCCCTACCGGAAGTGAAGTAAATATTTCCAGTAGCACCAGCAGCGATAGCTGCCACGAACAAAGGTCCGGGGCCTGTCGTATCGCCCGTCAGGACTTCGGTAACACCGGGACCAATAGGGACTCCTGAACCGACTGCAGCAGTAACTGTAGAATTGCCAAAGTTGATCCAGACAGTTGCCGTCCCGTTATTCATAATACGCACCTGTACAGGCCCTAGAGAGTCTGTTACCTGTACGGATTGAGAAGACGAAGACACATTGATATTGACTGTAGCAGCCTTGTCTGGTCTAAATGTTTCAGCCATTAAAATCTCCTAAAGGTAAGGGGAGAGCCGAAGCCCTCCCCTTCATTATTACGCACCATTAACACGAACAGCACGACGACGATCATGCACGTTTGCAGTCAACGCAACGTCAAACCTGATGCTGTGAGCACCGGTGTTGAAGTCACTGTGTCGCCACATACGAACACTTAGAGGAACGTCAGTTAGCTGAACACGCTTCGTAGTATCCGTAGCAGGAGTAATAAGATCAGCGGTATTAACGATGATCGCGGACTTCTGAAGGATCACACGAGGCTTGTAAGCAGTGCTCGCCGTACCACGGAAGGTAATGACCGCATTATCAGGCGGAACGATATCAACAGTGCGGTGAGCGGAGTTGTTATTCGTATCACCGATGATAATAGCCGGGAATATGCGAAGAGCTGCAACGGCACCAGTACCGTCAGCAGTCGTATCACCCACGACACGGAACTGCTGAAGATGCGAATGCACCTGCTGCAGTCTCTGGTCCCAAGCATGGACGTTAGCAATCGTAAAGATTTCGCCATCCTTGATCGTAGCATTGGCCCCAAACCCGTCACACGCGATGGTCTGAGTCATGTATTGGCCGTTAGTCGTGGAAACAGCAACGTCTTTGTAGTTAACGTTCTGATTCGCACCGTTAATAGCACCGTTCGTACGAGTACCCGGAGTGATGTTAGACAACTGCTGAGTGAACATAGTGGGAATACCACCAACAGTTCCCTCGAAGCCCTTACGATACGTCTGGGTCACGAGTGCATCAGGAGCAGTCAAACCAACAACGTTGCTAGCGAGAGCTTGCTGATCATCATAGCTCAGGACCATACGAAGATCGGAGTCATCGACACCCTCTTTCTTCAAACGGACATAAGCGCTGAGAACGTCACCAAGAGTAGCGACAGAGTTACCGGCTGTCCCAAGTTCGTTATTAGCCGCAAGGGCAGCAGCACTGAGAATATAAGCATCAATCTGCTCAGCGAGGTTAGTCGCTGCATTCTTCAGGGCTACGCTTTCACGAGCATCGCCGATGTTCTTAATACGCTCGAAGTCACCCCAACCCATCGACGTTCCGAAGATGTCGTTACAGGTAAAGGTTTCCGAACCGAACGTAGTATTCTGAACACCAGAAGTAAGGTCGTTAACGCCACCAGTGCTGTGAGTCACAAGGTAACGGGGACCAACCTGCTCGCTGACCTTGAGGCCATTGAGTTCATTCATTTCACTATCGAACTGCTTCCAGGTCACAATGTCCTTGGCAAGCAGATTATTTTCAAAGACCGCTGCGAAGGCGTTAAGTACTAGCCTTGATTGGTCAACAGTATTAGTAGGAGCAGTCACTCTCTATATCCTTTCAATTGAAGCTCCCTCGCAGCGGCTCTAGCTATCAGCTAAAGAAGTCTCGCTTAAAGGCAGCCAAGTCCTCGGTATCTGGGCTAACCGTTACTTTGCCACCCTTGGTGCCGCGAGTTACTGCGACGGGGGGCTTGGGAGCACCAGACGGTTTCTTGTTGCGCTTCTCTTCTCCGGCAGGACGAGTAGTAAGATTCTGAAGCTTGGCTTCAAGGCGTCCAATCGCGAGAGTAGCGGCAGTAGGACCAGAGGCAACTATCTTCTGGGCCTCGCCGATGTTCTGAGACAAGTATTCCATGATCGCAGGACCGGTATCGCTAGTCATAATCAATGTAGCTAGATACTCACCATACCTAGGATCAACAGTCTGGAACGTATCAACGAGTTCAGCAATGTGCTCACGAATCTCAGGAATTTCTTCCTCGGCGGCATCTAGCCGCTTGTTCCAATCGTTGCGAATCGTGTCTCGTTCAGCATTGGCTTGCCTCTCGGCTTCAGCCCTTGCTCGTTCAGCTTCGAGTTCCTTAGCCGCCTGTTGTCCGGCAAACTTAGTAAGATCGAATATGTACTGAGGATCGTATTCACGCAGAGGATACTTAGGATTACCCTTAGCATCGACTGCGTCTGGGTTCGGAGCGTCGGGAGGTAGACGATCCAAAGGTGATTCCTGCGGGGAATCTTGAACTGGCTTTTCTTTAGTCTCAAGGGCTTCAAGTCTAGCAAGCAACGCCGCTTCACGACGCTCTGCTTCTCTTGCAGTCCTAGTCAGTTCATCAATGCGTGTCTGATACCTAGACTTTGGTTTCTTACCTTTATCCTTAGGCTCTTCTTCAGCTTCCTCTTCTGACTCGTCTTCGGATTCTTCATCCTCGGATTCATCTTCAGATTCGTCCTGCTCTTCAGCCTCAGAATCCTCTTGGTCTTCGACCTCATCCTCGTTAGAGGCATCTGTGTCTTCATCAGTTGCGAGGGCATTGTCCTCGGTGTCTTCGACCTTCGGGGCTTCTCGTCCCTCAAAGAGAGCTTTGAAACTACTAAGGTCTTCAGGAATATCGACAAGGTTACTGTTGTCGTCAGTCATGTGGCGTCCTTTCGGGCGGTCCTCTGTGAGCGGGTGATTCAGTCAGATGAGGTTGAGTCCGACTGCCCGAGTGAAGGTTATGAACCTTTATCGTTCTCTGCTTCCATGCGCCTGATGCGCTCTTGGGTCAGAGTATCTTGGTCAGCTGCGTATTGTTTGGCAGCTAAGTCTGTCTGTTGCTGTTGCTGGTCTGCTTGCAAACCCTGTTGATGTTGGACTTGATCCTGCATCAAGTTAGCAGCGTCCATTTTCTGATCGTGGTCTTGCTGTTGAGCTTCTAGGGCTTGTGAGGCTTCTTGTTCTAGCTTCTGAAGATTCAAGGACATACCATCCTTAAGTAACTGAGCATAGGCTTCTAGTCTCTGAGTCTCGGCCTCGTAGACACGGATTTGATTCTCATTCTCCTTAGCCATGTCCTTGGCTTTGATCATCAAGTTCTCAGCCTGAAGTTTCTGCAGTTCTTGCTGGCACTCTTGTAACTGCTGTTGCATCTGTGCGCCCTGCTGCATCAACTGCTGAGGATTAGGTCCATTCTCACCAAGCTCTGCTTTCTCCTTGTCTGAGAGAAGGTTAGGTGGGATGGTCTTGACTAGACGATCAGCAAGTTCCTCAGCACCAGGCCAATCCTGAGCCTTGACGATCAGATCACCTGCGACCTGCATGATTTCAGGGAAGACCTGAACAGCGTTCATCATAGCGTCTGCGGCTTCCTGCCTACGAGTAGTATAAGAAGGTCCGCTGGACATAGCTACGTCGTACATACCGACAGCGATGTTCGGGGACTTAGGATCATTAGGATCGTTAATATTGACGAGCTTGGTGGACTCATCCTCACCGACGATCCTGATTATTCTAGTACCGTCATAGATTTGTCCTATCAGCTGGTTCATTACATCACCGGCTTCGAGTACAGCAGCGTTGCCATTGTCGTAGTAAGTCAGCGAAGCGATGTCACCTTCGCGTTGGCGGGCATTGATAGCCTTGCCTGAAGTCTCGTTACTCGGAATACCTAGCGAAGCATCATGGATGCCAGTGATATCCTTAAGGTCTTGAGTAAACTGCTGGACTTCATTCAACCAAGCAGCTTGGATAGCGGGGGGATCAATCCTCTCAGGAGGCTCTGAAGCATCGTCATTGTAGACGAGCAGAGGATCACGAGTAAGGTGTGCCTTCCTAAAGGCGTCCTCACGGCCCTCAACCGCGCTCTCAGGAGCAATCCACTGTGCTTTGGGTGCATACCCTAGCTGCTCTGCAGCGACGCTCCTAGCGAAGTTACGGAGGCGTACGTGGTCTTTCATAAACCGGACTAGACCGTAACGTACTCTCTGATCTGAGATAGTCACGACACGACCAGACATTCTGATGATCGGCAAGCGAGTCATCTTGTATTCATAAGGACCGGCTAGAATCTTCCAGCCAGTGACTAGGTGCATCTGAGCATAAGTGCACGGAGCAACACGAGTCTTGACAGGGTGGCCATGCTCTTGCAGGAACTTCTGAATGTCTTCGTGCTCTGCGTTATCGGACATCTGTTTAAGATCGTCCTGATCGTAGATACTCCCGTCCTTGAACATAACCAGAGTACGCTTGCGCTCAATCATTCGCCAGTGTTCTGTGACCTTGACGGTCTTGTTGTCGAACCAACCACCGGCAGTCAGGACTCTTTCATCCTTATCACGTAGGTTACTTGGTGAACATCCCGGCCAACGAGCGTTAAACTCCTTACGGGGCATTACATCATCTACGAAACAATGGTTTGCGTCACGACCAGTAGGATCAATACTAAGACGGTCCCAGACTACTGAGAGAGCGTC